ACTTCCCCCAAGATCCTCCATCCATGGAACAAGCCACCAACGTCCAGGAGGTCCAATCCGCCGCTCGGCAGTCCGAGCGTGAGCGTGTTGCGGCCATCCGCGCCATGTGCGCCCAGCACCAGATCGGCACCGATCTGGCTGACACCCTCATCGACAACGAATCCACCCTCGACCAAGCCCGCGAAGCCGTGCTGAACCAAATCGGACGCACCCGCGTCGAAGTCCAAGGTCGCGTCCATGACGACGACTCCGCCGCCCTCGGCCTCACCGACAAGGAAGTCCGCAGCTTCTCCTTCGTCCGCGCCCTCAACCACCTCATCAACCCCGGCGACCGCGCTGCCCGCGAAGCCGCCGCGTTTGAAATCGAGGTCGGCAAGGCTGCCGCCGATAAGTATCAGCGCTCCTCCAACGGCATCGTCATCCCCAACGAAGTGCTCCGCCGCGACCTCGTGGTCGGCACCAGCACCGCCGGTGGCAACCTCGTCTCCACCGACCTGCTGAGCGGCAGCTTCATCGACCTCCTGCGTAACCGCATGGCGATGATGCAAGCCGGCGTCACCATGCTGAGCGGCCTCCAAGGCAACGTAAGCATCCCGAAACAATCTTCCGCCGCGACCGCTTACTGGGTCGGCGAAAATGCCTCGCCCCTTGAGAGTCAGCAGTCGATCGAACAGGTAAACATGACGCCAAAAACGGTAGGCGCCTTTGTTGACTACAGCAGGCGTTTGCTGCTCCAGGCTTCGATCGACGTGGAGTCGATGATCCGCGCCGACCTGGCCAAGATCATCGCCCTTGAGCTGGACCGCGCTGCCATCTACGGCACCGGCTCCACCAACCAGCCCCTGGGCCTGACCAACACCACCGGCATCGGCAGCCAGACGATCAGCACCTTCGGCACCTTCGCCGAGTACATCGGCATGGAAACCGACGTGGCCACCGCCAACGCCGACGCCGGCTCGATGCGCTACATCATCAACGCCGCCGCCCGTGGCGCCCTCAAGAGCACCGAGAAGTCGGCCACCTCTACTGCCCAATTCGTCTACGAGAACGACGAGATCAACGGCTACCCCGTGATCGTCAGCAACCAGCTCGGCACCAACGACTGCCTCTTCGGCGACTTCTCCCAGTTCGTCGTGGGCATGTGGTCCGGCCTCGACCTCACCGTCGATCCTTACGCCGGCTCCACCGCTGGCACGGTCCGCGTCATTGCCCTCCAGGACGTTGACTTCGCGGTCAAGCAACCTGGCGCCTTCTGCTTCGGCACCTGATCGCCATGAGGATCGAGATCCTTCGCTCAGTGATGGTCTCGGGGGAGCCGGTAAGCGCCGGCTCCATCCTTGAAGCCACCCCCGCTGACGCCAATCTGCTCATCGGCATGAACAAGGCGCAGCTCGCCCCCGAGCCCGCTCCCGAACCTGCCGTAGAGCCCGCCCTCATCTGTGAGGCCCCCAAGCGGCCCCGCAAAACCACCCCAACCCCCACCGCCGAGGAGGCTTGACCAATGGCCCTCATTCAACAGGCGCTCGACAAGCTTGAGCTGCTGACCTTCCACGCTACCGCCGCTCGCACCGCGACCGGCAGCGCCACCGGCCTCGACCTGCAGGCATACGACGGCGATGTCGTGCTCGTGCTCGACTCCGCCGCCGCCAGCGCCGGCACCAACCCCACCCTCGACGTGACCGTCGAGGCCAGCGCCACCTTGGGCGGCGACTACACCGCCGTCACCGGCGCCGCCTTCACCCGCGTCACCAGCACTGCCTCGCAGCAGAAGCTCGTGATCAGCTCGGATGAAACCGCCCGCTTCGTTCGCGTCACCTACACGATCGGTGGCACCAGCAGCCCCTCCTTCACCTTCTCGGTGAACGGCGTTGGCGTCAAGAAGTACGGCTAAGCCGCCGTATAACCGGGCTGCGTAGCTTACGGGCTGCGCAGCCTAATTCCTACGCACTTACGCATCGCCTGACGAGGCCCCCATGCCATTCGGATACGACAGTGGTTTTGACACGGTTTCGCTTGGCACGCTGACCAGCGCAGGCGTTACCTCCACGGAAACGGTGACCGGCGCCGACATGACCTTCCAGGTCACCGTCAGCAACATCGGCACCAACGTGGTGATCCGGTTTGAGGGCAGCCTCGACGGCACCAACTTCTTCAACCTAAGTTCCACCAACACCGACACCACCATTACAGCCAACGGCACTTACGGCTACGCACTAAGCGGGTGCCCGGTGCAATACGCACGCTTGCGGCTTGTAAGTATTTCGGCTGGTACGCCCAGCGTTGCAACGGTGCTTGGAGTTAGCTGATGGCCGAGCGGCTTGCCATACAACTACAGCCGAACGGTATCCAGCAAAGCCTGCACACTGGGCTTCTACCATTTAGCACGCCACCCCAAGAAACCGAAGAAGACCTACTGCTCCCTGCCTCCATATTCGCAGACTACTATATACTTGGCTCCTTAGACGCAGGAACAGGCGCTATGTGGGTGTTGGCAGCATGATCACCGAAGATACCAGTTTATTCTTAGCCGACTTCGGCGTAAGTGTCGTGGCAGGCACCGCATCCGGCCTAGGCATCCTCGACATGCCCAGCGAACTAATCGTCGATGGCCAAGTAATCAGCACCGAATACACACTTACTTGCGAATCCGCTAAGTTCGGCGACCTACTCTACGGCTCAAAACTTACCGTAAACGGCGCCGCCTATACCGTACGCGCCAACGTCCTAATTAGCGACGGGGTTTTCACGCAACTATCCCTACAACGCGACCTAGAAACCACGCATACCACCTCCACCACCCCCATTAGCGCTAACGGCGCTGTGGTCTCGATCGACGACCTCGGCCTAGATCAGCTCAACCCACTGATCGACGGCGGTGCCGCCTCCACCACTTACATTGATGGCAACGACATCAGTGGGGGTACAGCATGAGCACCATCGCCCAGATCCAACTACGCACGGACACCGCAGCGGCCTGGACCGCCGCCAACCCCACGCTCCTCTCCGGCGAGCTGGGCATCGAGTCCGACACCCGCAAAATCAAGGTCGGCACCGGCTCCACCGCCTGGAACGCCCTCCCCTACTTCCTGGCCGGCGTCCACGTCCGCGGCCAAGCCAGCTACACCACCACCGGCACCGTAAGCATCGCCACCCAAGGCACTTACGTCTCCACTGGCCTCACCGCCACCTTCGACTCCACCACCGCCTACGGCATAAGCCTCGGCACCACCGATCTCTTCGGCCTAAAGAACACGAGCGGCGCAACGCAACTCGTAAGCGTAAGCGCCGCGTTAGATGCACACGCCGGTAATAATCAAACTATCGGACTCCGCTTAGCTAATAACGGTGTAGGCATTACGCAGAGCGAATGTCGCACGTTTAGCAGTAGCCATGACTCGCCCCTAATCACCACCTGGCTTGTAAGCATGGCCGCCAACGACGAACTTAGTCTGCAGGTAGCCAACCACAGCGCCACCAGCTCCATTACTGTCAAGCGTGGCCGTGTAATCATCGCGGGAATTAGTCAGTGACAACCAAGCGCGAGCAAATCCTTAGCGCGGTGCGGACCACGCTCATCGGCACCGTTGGCGTTGGCACGCGCATCTACCGCAGCCGCGTCGAGCCGGTGGCACGCGCCGAGAGCGCCGCCCTCATCGTCGAGCCCGTAAGCAACGTGCCGACGCAAAACACATCGCTGCCCACACTCGATCACACACTAAACATGCGCGTGGTGATTATCGTGCGGGACGCAGTGCCCGATCAAGCCGCCGATCCCATAATCGAATCGCTACACAGCAAACTAATGGCCGACCTCACTTTAGGCGGCCTCTGCATCGACATTCAACCAGGCCCCACCGAATTTACCTTGGAAGCCGCCGACACCCCCGTAGGCGTAATTTTCAACAACTTCCGCATCCTTTATCGCACACAAGTGGCAACACTAAGCAGCTAAGCCCGAAACCTGTGCCATGTCCGCCGCTTAGACTCGACGCAGCCCCCAAGCACTTATGGCAAGAACTACAGCACCATCCGAGGATGTCCTGAGCAGCGAAGTTGCCGAAGACAGTCTGCAGGAGCTGGAACAAGAAGCCGCAGCAGAATCTGTTGAAGCGCCCGCACCTATGCTTATTGACGAGTACAGCGGCCAAGGCGGCTCGTACACCCTCGACCCCTCTACCGGCCAGCGCACGCTTGTGCAGCGTACGCAGCGTTCAGACACCCCCAGGTAATTCACGATGACACTCCTCACTCGTAAGCGCCTTCTTCTGGCGGAGATCGAGGGAACCTACGGCTCCGACCCCTCTCCCTTGGGCACCGACGCCGTGCTGGTCCGTGACCTCAACATCACGCCGGTCCAGAGCGAGAGCGTCAACCGTGACCTGGTTCGTCCTTACCTGGGCGCATCCGAGCAGCTGCTCGCCAACGTCCGCGTTGAATGCACCTTCAGCGTCGAGCTGGCCGGAAGCGGCACTGCCGGCACCGCACCCCGCTACGGCTCGATCCTGAAAGCCTGCGGCCTCGCCGAGACCGCCGTCAGTCCCGCCGTCACCGGCACCGCCACCGCGGGCGCCCTGAACAGCATCACGCTGGCGGTCGGTTCCAGCGCCACCAACGATGCCTACAAGAACCAGATCATCCGCATCACCGGCGGCACTGGCAGCGGCACCGTCGCGCTCGTCACCGGCTACGTGGGCTCCACCCGCGTCGCCTCCCTCCGCGCTCTCGCCGGCAACGTCACCCCCGACAACACCAGTGTCTACAGCATCGGTCTCCAGACCATCTACACCCCCGTCAGCAGCGCTTTCAGCTCGGTAACCCTCTACTACAACATCGACGGGGTTCTCCACAAGCTCACCGGCGCTCGCGGCACGTTCTCACTGAACACCACTGTCGGTCAGATCCCGACCCTCGACTTCACGATGACGGGCATCTACAACGCCCCCACCGACACCGCCGCGCCTTCCGTAACCTACGCCGACCAGGCCGCCCCGCTCGTCTTCAAGGCAGGCAACAGCGGTGGTTTCAATCTCCTCGCCTACTCCGGCTGCCTCCAGTCGGTTGCCATGGACATCGGCAACAGCATCATCTATCGCGAACTCGTCGGCTGCACCAAGGAAGTGCTGCTCACCGATCGCTCGGTGTCCGGCACCGCAACGATCGAAGCACCCACCATCGCAGAGAAGGACTACTTCACCGCCTCCCTCACCGACGCCTCCTTGGGTGACCTCTCCTTCATCCATGGAACGACCGCCGGTAACATCGTCTCGCTGGTGTCCAACCGCGTGGACATCGGAGCGCCCAGCTACTCCGACCAGGACGGCATCCACATGCTCGCCCTGCCCTACACCGCTGTCCCCTCCACCGCCGGCAACGACGAGATCCTCCTGATCTACGCCTGAGCACATCAGCAGCGCAGGTCATAGTCCCATAGCTTCGCCGTAAGTCAGATGCCTCTGCTGAGTAATCGCCGGCTGCTCCTCGCCGTAAGTGAAGCCACTTACGGTCAGGATCCGGTGCCAGGGGCATCTGCGGCCATCCTCGTCCGCGACCTAAACATCACGCCCGTACAGAGCGATTCCGTAAGCAGGGACGTGGTACGGCCCTACCTGGGCTCCACCGAGCAGTTGCTGGCCAACACCCACGTCCAATGCACATTCACCGTCGATCTGACCGGATCCGGCACACCCTCTACAGCTCCGCGTTTCAGCCCCCTACTTAAAGCCTGCGGATTCACAGAGACTTACACCTCATCCGCCATAACCGGCACAGCTACCGCAGGCGGCGTCAACACAATTACACTCGCAGCCTCAGCAAGCTCCACCGACAACGCTTACACCAACCTAATCATTCGCATTACCGCAGGTACGGGCAGCGGTAATATCGGAATTATTACCTCTTACGTTGGTGCTACTAAAGTCGCTGCGGTGCGCTACCTTAGCGGCAACGTCACCACAAACAATACAAGCGCCTACGCCATCGGACAGCAGTACACCTACACGCCCGTAAGCAGCGGCTTTGGCTCAGCCACCATTTATTACAACGTAGACGGCGTACTGCACCGCCTTACCGGCTGCCGTGGTACGTTCACTATAAGCGCAACCGTGGCGCAAATCCCTTCTCTAAGCTTCACGCTCACAGGCATCTACAATCCACCCACCGATACAGCACTAACATCTGTAACTTACGCCGATCAAGCAACACCGTTAGTGTTTACCCAAGGAAACAGTGGAGCTTTCTCGCTGCTAGATTACGCGGCCTGTGTCCAAGAACTATCCATCGACTTAGGTAACAACGTAGTCTACCGCGAACTTATCGGCTGCAATAAAGAAGTGCGTATCGTAGATCGCGCTGTATCAGGCACAGCCACAATCGAAGCACCAACAATCACAACAA